CCAGTGCCATCCTGATAGATATCCGAGCCGATACGATTCAGCAGGCGAGCCTCAGAAACCATCATGCGACCATCCAACAGGTCAATGATTTGCTCTTTGCCGCTGTTTTGCAGCATTTCCAGGCCGGACATGGTCACAGCATCAGCATATTGCTTAATGCTGTATTGCGCGGCCGAAATCGGGCTATCTGGCGAGATATTGATTGCCTCGTAGCCCGAATAGGATGCACTGTTATCCGTCGCCGGATCGTTGTACATGATCTCTTCCAAGATCACGTTACCGCCAGAGAATGGACGGACATTGCCACGCGCTTTTAGGCGACGCAGCAGCGCATTGTTGTTGGTCAAATTGTCGGCCAGTTCACCAGAACGGCTCTGGATCGTGGTCGCGATGATATCAGTGATTTGAGAGTTGGCGAAAGCCATGATTTAGCTCCTAAATTGGTTATACCCGGCTCGTATCAGCGATGTTGGCGAATGCCTCCATCAATGCTCCGCGCCTATCCTTTGCCTGTGGAACTGGAATCATCGAGCTAGGAGTAGCCGATTTCACTTGCCCTGCACTGGCTTTAGCCTTAGCCAAAGCTGCCTGTTTCGCCTGATTTGCTTGCGCCTGATTTTGAGAGCTGATTCGTTCTTGCTCTGCATTCCAGGCATCGTCGTTCAGACGAACAGCGGCTTTGTAGGCCGAATCAAGGTCTTGGGCACGACCAGTCTCTAGTAATAGAGCCATGTCCCCGCGTACCTGCTCAAAGTGCGGATACTTAGTGGCATCCGAAAACTTTGCTAATTCCTGATTTACAAGTTGCTGCTCTTGCTGCTCGCGCCAAGTAGTAACCCCGGCGACGTTTTGCTTCAAATTCTGAATTTCCTGCATCAATTGCATGGCGACTGGATCATATTGACCATTTTGCGCCTGATTAACTGCGCCCAATGGTACACCATAATCAGCTGCCAATTTAGTGAACATCTGCAATTTCTGTTCCGGCGTACCCATTGCGAGCGTGCGATGAGCATTACCAAGATTTTGAATCCATTGTGCCGGCTGGATATTATTCTGCTGAAGGATCGGCATAAACTCATTCATGACTTTCGTCAATTCCCGAGCTTGCTCTGCTTCCCCCTTAAATGCCGCTACGCCAGATGCATATTGAGCTTCACGCTCAAAATTGTAGTCATAAAGCTTTTTAGCCTCTTCTGCACTTAGCGCTTCACCACGGCCAAGCTTTTCCTGGATCGGACGATATTCCTTGCGCCAGGTCGTCAGTTCGCGCTTAGTCATTTCCTGAGGCTGCTCAGCCGCTTGTGGCGGCTCNNAATCGGCCTTTATCATCCCGAGCGCGATCATCTGTGATGACTTCTGGCTTTGCAGTCTCGGTTTCGAGATTATCAAAGCTAGCGGCCAGCATATCGCGCCGGGATTCTATTTCGTTCGATTGGATTTCTTCGTCCATGATTTCCTCAAGTAATTGGGAATTAAGGGTTAACGCAACTTCTCATTTGCCACTTGAATCAAAGTCTCTTTCAATCCCGGAGGCGGCGATTGTGGTTTAGGAGAATTGATCTTTTCATTGCCTACTTCAATAACATTATGTCTGCGCAAATGCTCACGATGCTGACTGCGGCTAGTAATCCATGATCCATCGCACATCGATTGATAAGGCTGAATATCTGCCACTACCATTGGAGCTACAATCATGCGTTGCATCGTCATATCGCAGCATTTAGGCAAATCCTCATTCATTCGTGATACTGAACGAACAATTTCTTCTTCATGGCCGCATGAATGGCATTTCATCGCATAGATAGGCATTATGGATTCTCCACAGATTGGTCAGATGCAGCCATTTGCTCGGAAGATAGCGTAGTGCCTTTGGATGCTTCGGCCACATCGATCTTGCCCGCGATATCCATGCGCTTAAGCAGAATCTGCAATTGCGCGTCCATTGCCTGGAGTCGTTCAGCGCTTTGCTGCTTCTGGCTCTCCAATCGGGCCTCCAAGCCAGCTTCAAACTGTGCGCGCTGAGCTTCCAGTTCATTACGATGGCGTTCTTCCTGAGCCTGATATTCCTGGCGGCTGCGTTCAAGCTCCATTTCCGCCCTAATCTCACGATCTTTGAGCATTGCTTGCATTTCAGCCTTATGGGCTTCCAATTGAGCCTGAGCTTGTGCTTTCTGCTGCTCTGGATCTGGCTTAGGCTGTGGGTTCTGCGCCTCTTGCGTAAGTTGATCGATCATCTGATCAATTGCACCTTCCAGTGTCTTGCCGACCTTGAAACCAGTCACGCCATATTTAAGGAGCATTCCCGAGAGAGGGGCCAATTGCGGCGCTTGCTGGACAGCAGCCATTGCATCACGCAAGAAGCCGCTGACAGACTTAAGGAATTCCACGCGATCCTGTTTCTCCTGCTGTTCATCCATCTGAATCATGGAATCGCTGGAGACTTCCACGCGGAAACCGGCCAATGGGCTTTGATTCGTATCAATCTCAGGATTGGTAGCACGCGGCCCCATCAAGAGTTCAATCGCCTGTGGGATCATCTGTATATCCGCTGGATTAAGCTGATCAGCAGCAGAGATTTGCAGGAATGTCTGCGGCTGGAAATGCTTGCAAATGATCTGCGCTTTGATCTGAAGCAACTCAGTAGCGAACTTGATCACGGCATCCTGCATACTACGAAGACGCATGCCGCCATATTGGCCCTTGAGCTTTTGCGCGCCCAGGGTTTCGCCCGGGTCGGTTGAGCCACGGACGATATCCGACAGGCCTGTAATCTCGTAAATCTCGTTTTTGCATGCCTCAGTCGCGGCATAGGCTTCATTGAGCGCATTGACAATCGGAGCAATATCAACAATATCAATTGCTCCAGCCAGGCCATTCTTTTCCGAGAATGCCGCCCAGCTTTTAACTGGAATCAGATCGCCATTGCCTGCTTCTTTGAATAAGCGCGCAAGTTCCGGCACCGATGCATCATAGACACCTTTCACCACCAGCATCTTGATCAGGCCATCAATACGAACGGCCAGCTTGTTAAGCTGCTGAGCCTGATCCTGATATTGCTTGTAGTCTGGGACCGGAACAAGCGTATCGCTCGTCAGTGTCGCATAGAGAGGCTTTGGGCATGGGAAGAAGCATTCCAGACCCAAAGGATCAGGCCGAGCGTCTAGCACCTTCTGGAGCGTTTTGGAGAACCAGTAGACCGTTTGGGAGCTCTTGTCCCAAATCTCATAGATGCATGCCTGAGATTTCGTATCCTGAGCCGCATTCTGCGTGAAATTACCACTGTTAATGGCATCGGGTTTGGTATCAAGAGGAATAGCCTTACCAGCGTCACCAAAGCGCTTAACCAGCGCGTCACGATCCATATAGGCTTTACGCCATACTGCCGTGACCTCTTCCCATGTACGGGCTACCGTGTGCCCGAAGTCTTTCCAGTGCACATAATCCACCGGAGCGCATTCATACTCGATTTCCTCAATCTGCTCGCCTTCAAGGCCAGCATCAGCATCGTCGGTAATCTGTAAGCCGTCTTCTGGCTGGCCTGGCAACGCCACAATATGCGGCTCATATCGCACCCAAGCAACTCCACGACCACCCAAAAAGCGATCTTGGACGCTATTGGTCATTGATGCGCCGTAATCGGGATAGTGTTCGATTTCATATTGCAATGCGCGTTCAAGCAACAGCGCAGCTACCCGGCCAATCGGATCAGTATCACGGAAACGGCGGGAAACATCAGGCTTAGGCAGGCGAGCAAAGACAGCCGGCATGATGGTCTGGACATTCGACCATAGGATATTGAAATTTACCGATTGAGTATTGCGGTTATCAGCCGTGCTATCAAAATCACGATAGATTTTGACGATCTTTTCGGCCCGATTCTCCCATTTCTTAAACTCACGCTCATAAGACGCAATGCACTCAATCCATTTCTGAGCATCGGAATCAATCGCCTCTGCCTTATTGTCATTGGTTGCCATTTAAATGCGTCCTTCTTCACGTTTTGGCGTGGATTGCCACAATTCCTCAAGTGTAACATTATTCTTGCCAGCCCCAACCATAATAGCCCGCATATCCTCTGGTTTCTGCTTAGGTGGTTCGACCATTTGCATAATCAGGCAGCCGTAGCTGAATCCGTCGCCGTCATGCGATGCCCAGTCATGTAATGGATCGCTGGAGAATATACGTTTATCTTCGTCATATTCATATCGCCAGCTTCTTAGGCCATCCAAACCATCAGCACAATTGGTTTCGTTGAATTTCACTCGCGGGATAAGCACGCGGGCCGCATTAACCCTATCTGCAATAGACGAACGAGGAACCATCGCAATCTTATCTGCGCCAAAGTAATCAATGAATATCTCTAATGTTGAGCGTTTAGCGCTGAATGTCTTTGCCCTAGCGTCATGCGGAAGCCAGATCCTACCTAATGCGCTCTTCCCGCCATATTGCTGAAGTTTCTTAGCCAACCGATCACACCATTCCTCGGCATCAATACCAAACCCACTGTCATAATCTGGGATTTGATAGCCCCCAAGCATAGGCTGCCAGAACCACCATGTGGCCGTGTCGCGCCGGCCTAAGTCGCAGGTAATCTCCAGCGGCGCGCCGTAAGGGTCGAATTTGACGTCATCACTAATCCGGCCCTCTTTCTCAGAAATACCAAGCGCCCGAGCCAAGATAGCGCCCATGATTGCAGCCTCAAAGCTGCATAGGTATTCCTGTTCAAACTTGGCCCGACCATAATCCTCACCGAAGTCGTCAATGTAATCTCGCAGCTCCTTCATAAGCTGCTCAGGAGTGAGCATGCCAGTCTGATTTACATCAAGAATCTGTGCGAATGCATCCTCATCATTCTCCATATTGCGCAATGCAGCGCGATAGGTGTTATAGGCGTGATTACGTCCGCGTGGCGTCGTGATAAATAGCTGCCACCCGTTGTTTTCCGCCAGAATCGGACGGAGATAAGCGCGAGCATTAGGATTCGATAGCGCCCACTCTGAATAGACGATTCCGGCAGGAGTCGAGCCAACCAGGCTATCAGGGCGGTCAGAGCCGACTACCTGATATGTGCTGCCGACCTTGAAAATGATCTTCATTTCCTGGTCGAGCGTCTTTTCGCGCAATTCGTGGGGGAATGCCTCGTCAATACGCTTCTTACCGGTACGAGGATTCACGGCGTCCCAAATGGCTTTACGTGCCTGAGAATACTCAGGGAGCATGTGCCAATAGTTGGCTACGCGCTCATGAGCTGCGCAGGCTGTGCGATGTAGTGCAATCTCATCCTTCCCACTTCGGCGATGCCATATAAGCTCAGCATGCCGGCCGCCGTTCTCCAAATATGACCATGCCGCCATCTGATATTCACGCGGCCGCCAATTATTGGGTAGAACAATATTCATGGATTTACTGCTGTCAGATGCACATGAGCCTGTGGATTTGCTACAACACCAAGTACCGATACGCCCAATACAGTGACCGCTGTCGTCTTGTTAATCTGCACAGTTACCGATGTATTGCTTAGCGCCGTGATCTGCTGGTTCCAAACTGCGCCGGGCGTTGGATCTTCCACGGTGATTTGCACATTAGGGATAATGCCAACCGCATAGGCCGTAGGGAATGTCCAAACATATGTGCCGGATGTGTTTGTCTGAACGCGAGTGCGCTGAAACTCGCGCATCCTGTCCATCTGTCCTGTGCGATTAGCGAGGCTCATTAGCTAGATTCTCCGGCGTAGAACTCGACAGTGGCAGTGCCGGTGCGGCAGATAGCGCTGACAAACTGAGCCGCATCGCCTGGAATGCTAAAGTTCACATCAGCATTTGGCGCAATGAAGCAGCTAGTTACGCTGCCATTCGTCGGCAGAGTAGCAATAGCCGTTGCGGCAGTCGGGCCAACAGCGATAAAGATGCCGGCAGTACCCTCATTGACTACCCGCAGCGTATTGCCTGCATTGGAGAGTTGAACAGGCGCAGGCGCACTAGTCGTAGCCGCAAAGGTCGTGACTTTAGATTGCGCACTGAATAGGTTGGCAGTTTGCATAATCATCCTAGTTATTGTAAAGATGGCCTTCCCAATCCATGCTCACGGTCATGCCGTTATTACTTGTGCCGACGCATTGGGAAATGAAGCTGAATCGCTGGGCTACGCGGATCTTGGTATCAGCGCGTAGTGTGAATGGCTGCAAATCAGTGCAGTTAATCGACTTGGGAGCCGATGTAGAGCCATTGGGATTGCGGAAGTTCAGGCGGAAGTCTGCACCCCTAGGAGTGCCAGTCAGGCCCGATTGCAGAATCTTCGCTTCCATCGAGAAGATTTCCAGCGTCTTGTTGATCGGCACCGTATAGACTGCGCTCGCTAGATTACTAGTAAAAGCAGGTATAACACCACGCGTCTTTGTATTGTCCGCTGCGCCACCAGTTACGCGAATGATGATATCGCCTTGATTCTTTACCCGCTGAGCAAAAGAATTAGTTCGCCCGGTAATAGCGCCATTAAGCCATGCATATGCAGCGCCATTAGGGAGAACAACCGGCGTAGTGCCATTTAGGCTAACTGTGAATGGCGTAATTTCGCCATAAGCAAAATCCAGGATGGTCAGAGTGACAGTCTCAGCTCCTGATCCGCCAAGAATATCATTGGGGCTAGTAGATGCCACTTCCCATGACTCATTGGCTGTAGCGAAGGTCAGCTCACTATTCACCCCAGGCCATACGTCCTGACCAGCAGAGAGGCTAGCGAATGCCGTAGCAATGGTCCGAGTGCTCAGCGCATTAACCCGAAGGACGCCGCCGACAATATTGCGGCTGACGTCTGCTGTGTAATCGCGCTCAACTCCACCACCGCTTCGGCTCATGTCTATTCCTTTTGGCTAAATCTCGTAATAGTCACACTGACTGCCCCACTGTGCTTCAAATCCTGCTTATCTTGCCAATCAGCAGATTTCCTATTCTTCAACCAGAAGATCGCTGCCGCTGTATCAGGGGCATAGTGTTTGCGAATAGGCGTTTCTACTACCTTGCCTTCGATTACCCGAATATCCGTATCGTAATGCTCGTATCCCGTTGCTCGAGCAAACAAACTGCGCTCAACTCGCTTATCAGCTTCCTCTTTTGCCGTTTTGATGGAGTGACGAAATTTGTCACTTTCAAGTTTCCATCTATGCAATGTTCTTACATCGACATTAAAGAAATCTGCGATTTCAATATCCGTTGCGCCTAGTTTGCAAAGCTTTTCAGCCTGGACAATGAACTCGTCTTTGAATTTGGATGGTCTACCAGCAGTCATTCTATTATCTCCAAGTAATCGGAGGCGTGAGAATTGAAATTGCTGAGATTGTAGCGCTTTTTATTGATTGGTGGTGATAATGTGTAGTGGACAAAAAGAAGCCCATCGCGGAGACGGGCTTTGAATTCACAACACAAGGAGGAGGGAATTATTTTGCTTTCTTCTTCTCGGCTTCGCGTTTTACGCTATATGCGATAGCGACTGCTTGTTGCCTGGGCTTCCCGCTGCGAAGTTCAGTGACAATGTTCTTCTTCAGGGCGGCGTTGCTAGTCGATTTGGTCAGCATATCAGCCTCGGAATATTCTGGCCGGATTTCCACCGGCTTTGCATTTGTAGCATGCTGGCTCGCTTGCTAGTGATGGCCGGTGCTGATCCCCAGCTTTCTAAAAACTATTTCATCCGCTGCTTGTTCCGTACAGGAATGACTGTTGCGGCCCTATCTTCCTTCATTCCTTGCCTGTCAGCCCAGGCATTCACCACAGAGAAAGTTTATCCTCTCCTTTGGAGATAGGCAAGATTATTCGGCTTTGCAGATGGCTTTAATAATGCCAGCAATTATCGCTGTTCCATGGATCGATTTCGCCATTGGCAATACAGTTTCAGGATAAGAGCGAGCCGAATCCCAAACTTCGTTCGCCACCTTCTCCAGCATCGCAGCCGGCACTACATCACCGTCTTCGCATGCTCGGGCGATAGCGGCGTTGGACAATGCCTCAAATGCGATGTGGACCGCTTTAATGCCTTTTACTTTCGTTGGAGCAGAGTCGAAAATATGCATCATTTCGTCTCCCGTCATCCGCGTAGTAGGCCATTTAGGTGCTTCAGGCTTGATGCGGTATTCAACATCTTCATACCATGTCGGACTAGTCGCCTGCTGCCATTTCCGGCCCGGGTCGCGGCATTCAATATCCGCTCCAGCCGCCCATGCCACGATCAAATCGTGATGCTTGTGTTTCGTTCCCATTATTTCCCCTGTGTTTGTGCGTAATATTGGTCCATCAGCCCGAGCGAAATGCATTGGATGCTATAGGCCTCAAATTCTGAGGACGGCTTTTCTTCTCCGATATTTTCCCGAACTGCTTGCCAGATATGGACAGCCTCATGGACAAGCAGCGCGGCAATCTCAATCCCTGCCGTTTCCTTCTTTGGATAGATGCATACAATGCAACACAATTTTCCGTCATCACCTTTCTGGAATTGATGGCATGTCGCATTGCTCCATTCATTCGTGATGAAGCTAGGCCATGTGTCAATTGGAACGTTCATCCTGCGAAGCTCTTTATGAAACGCCTTCTCCGTTGTGCATAGTCCGAAATAGATTGGAGACAGGATCAGACGACGATCGCACCAAATATTAGCCATTCTTTTCTTTCCCCTGTAGTTTCTCGCCCCGAATGGATAGCCACATAGCATAAGCATCCCAAGG